CTAACAATTAAGCAAAAGTTATTAGAAGGAAGGTATAAACCTTCACCAGTTAGGAGAGTGGAAATACCAAAACCTGACGGTGGAATTAGATTGCTTGGAATACCTACTGTACTTGATAGATTAATACAACAGGCATTAGCTCAAGAACTTAATAAAATTTATGACCCTACCTTTTCGGATAATAGCTATGGATTTAGACCAAATAAAAGTGCTAAACAAGCTATATTAAAATCAAGACAATATATCAATGAGGGGCATAAAGGGGTTGTTGATATAGACTTAGAAAAATTCTTTGATAAAGTTAACCATGATATATTAATGGAAAGACTTTCAAGAAGAATAAAGGACAAAAGGGTACTTAAACTAATTAGAAATTATCTTAAATCTGGAATAATGATAAATGGATTGAAGGTAAAATCAGATAAAGGTACACCGCAAGGTGGTCCATTAAGGCCAATACTTGCTAATATTATGCTTGATGAAGTAGATAAAGAACTTGAGAAAAGAGGTCATAGATTTTGCCGATTTGCAGATGACTGCAACATTTATGTCAAAAGTAAAAAGGCAGGATTAAGAGTTATGGCAAGTATAAGAAAAATACTTGAAGGTTTATTAAAACTTAAAGTTAATGAAAATAAAAGTGCAGTAGATTTTGTGACGAGAAGAAAATTTCTTGGATTTTCATTCTATTTTGCAAAAGGCGGAGCCAATATAAGAATACATGAAAAGTCATATAAAAGATTCACAAATAAAATAAGAAAATTAACAAACCGTAATAAAGGTATAAGTATGGAATATAGAGTTTATATGATTAACCAATTAACGATTGGATGGATTAATTACTTTGGAATAGCGAAAGCTAACGCTAAAATACAAAAAATAGATAGTTGGATAAGAAGAAGGTTAAGGAGTTGTATTTGGAAACAATGGAAAAAGGTTAAAACTAGAGGACGAAACCTCATAAAACTAGGTCTTCCGACCTATAAAGCATGGGAGTATGCAAATACAAGAAAAGGCTATTGGAGAATATCCAAAAGCCCAATTCTTGATACAATCTTAAACAACAAATATATTGAAAATCTTGGTTACAGAAGTATATCTAAAAGATATCAGCTAATACATAATTCTTAATGAACCGCCGTATACCGAACGGTACGTACGGTGGTGTGAGAGGACGCTAAATAAAATAATTATTTAGCTCCTACTCGATAAAATAATACAATAAATTTCTACGAATCTATCACCATTATAATACACGCATACATATGTATAAGTAAAAATTTGGAATCATTAAGGATCACTATCCCAAAATGAAATTCATTATTAGTATTTATATATATCATTAAGTCTGATAGTACTATCTATTAAACCTCTACCTGGAAAATCAGCAGCAAGTATTCCCACACGTGAATACTTAGAATTATTAATTTTATCGGTTGTTAATATATTTGTTCCTTCAAAAGCTATATTACATATACCCATAAAACAATTTATTCTTGGGAAATCAGGATATTTATTTTTCCATACAGGAGTTATAACTCCTGTTGGCAATCTTGAAGCACACGTTCCAGGGGTACTATGGCCACTTGCAATGAAATAAGGAAAAGATCCTCCAGAGGCTGATAAATAATTTAAGTAAATTTCGTCATCATTCGGTGAAGTGTTTGCCTGTTCAAGATGATTTTTAACATTTTCCCATTTATTATGTAAACCCCAGTTTGTTGATACAGAATAATTATCCTGTATATTTAATCTATAAGCATAGCTTAGTCCAAAATTTAGTTCCTTTACGTCATATAATACTACAATTTTACCCCTAATATCATCTAAAGTTGGATTCTGCATATTATTCCCTTTATTGTCCCAAAACCACCCTTTATATCTATCAACATAGGACTTAAATGTAGCATTAAATTCAGAATTACTTACTGAGCTATATTCTTGTTTAACTCTCATTAAAATAGTTTCACTTGGATTTCTATGTAAAAAATCTATAGCTTCATTTAAAACATTTCCAAACATAACCTTTTGAAACACCATATCATGATGAATTGAAAAAACAGTTTTATTAATATATCTACATCTAATATCTAAATAGCGTATTCCAGAGTTTAATTGTGTCTTTAAACTCATACTTTGGGTTTGGACACTATCTCCACCGTATAGAGACATGCTATCATGTGTACCAGGTATTGAAAGTTGAGATAATCTTGTATTTCCATTTATTTTACTCATCCAGTGTTGATTTTCATAGCCTATATTTTCATCATGAGAGTATCCTGGATGATCATGAGCTATTGCTATATTACTGCTAAAAAGTAAAAATGATATACTAATCAGTAATAATAGTGTTATTTGTTTTATAATTTTCATTAAATTAATACATCCCTTCATATAAAATAATTATTCTCCAAATGGAAAAATTGGGTGATAGATTCTTTTGGGCAATAATTATATACTATATTATAAATATTATGTTTTGTAAAACTTTTTATTTATACTGTTTCATTATTCAATGGATTAGATTTTACAGCAGCTCTTAGACCTTCATTATCTACATGTGTGTATATTTCAGTTGTCGAAATGCTTTCATGTCCTAGAATTAATTGTAGTTTTCTAATATCAACACCACCATACTTAAACATAAGAGTTGCAGCAGTATGTCTAAGCTTGTGGGGTGTATACTTAGTAGTATCTAATCCAGCTTTTTCAACATACTTTTTCACCATCTTTTCTACTGAACGTTTGCTTATATGACTATAGTTTTTATTTAAAAATAGAATATCTCTATCTTCTAATGGAACTCTACTCCCAAAAGAATTCCTTACTTTTAAATAATCAGCTATGGAATCCATACAAGCTTTATTTAAGTAAACAGTCCTTTCTTTATTACCTTTTCCAATCACAGTCAGAGTATCACCTTTAATTTTCGATATTTGTATACTACAAAGTTCTGAAATTCTTAGACCACAATTTAGGAAAATATTCAATATACAATAATCCCTTTCTTCACTCTTGCCATGAATTACACTTAGGAGTTTTTTACTTTCCTCTAAAGTTAAATAAATAGGGTTACGTTTTTCTATTTTTGGCTTTTCTAATTCGTCCGCAATATTATAGTCCAGAACCTTAATTTTGCCATACAAATATTTAAAGAAAGCTTTTAAAGTGCTTACCTTTCTTGCTCTTGTATTACTTGAGTTGTTCCTATATTTTTCTGTAAATGACATGAAAGCATATAAATCCGTTAGTTTTAATTGTCTTAAAAAATCATAATCTATATCATTTATCTCCATATAGAGATGCAAAACAAGCTTTTAGTTTGTTTCATAATGCTAGGAAACTAGGATTTTCCAGAGCAATAGTTACTGATAGACTTCCATCATACAACGTTTCAATAAAATCAATATTTCAAGATACGCTTTACATAAAAGTACAATCTTTTATGTATGATATTTCAAACAATATCATTGAGTCATTTAACAAAACATTTAAGTCTTGGTATAAAGGTTTAAAAGGATTTAACTCATTTGATAGTGTTAACAAGCTAATATAAGTGTTTATATTTCACTATAACTTTGAACATGACTACTCTTCACTACGTAGTTTAACACCAGCTGAAGTAGTGTAGTTAAAGCTAAAAATAATTGGTTATTAGCTGCCTAACAGCTAGTGATAACGCTTTATTCAAGTCTATTTATTCTTAAAAAGTATAGTAAATAGGCTTTTTTTGTTATACAATAAAATATAAATTTTATAATGTTTATTATTTAAAATAAATCGTATAGTAATTTTATGATTTATAAAGCTTATATTTTCATAATTACTCATCAAAACCTTAATTTAATTAAGGGTAATTATATCATATCTAATATTTTACCTAAAAGTATTTTAGAAATTAAAGGAGTAAAATAAAAAGATTAGATGTATGCCAACATCTAATCAGGCTGTTGACAAATTATGTTTATCAACAGTCTGAAATAAGTATATATTCTATATATTTATTCCTTTTAAATTGTAAAAATAAAAAACGTTATTCAGGCTACGCCCACATAATTTAATAGGACATTTTTTTGCGGGTTTATTTTATATAAAATTTAAGATTTTTGTTTATTTCTTAATTCTTTATAAATCATCTGAACTAATCTAACACTAATACTGAGTTTTTCAGATATTTCATTTTGTTTATAGCCTTTGTCTTTTAATTTTTTAATTAACTTAAGCCTGTCCATCTTTTCTTGTTGTTTTTTTGTCAATCCATTTTTATTTCTTCTATTTGTTCTATGTCGCTGGTTATTTCTTCTTTTAATTTCTTTCTCATTAATAATAGTTTTAAGATTTATCATCTCTTTATCTGTAATACATAAAAGTTCTATAAGTGTTTTATTTTTGTAGTTATAGCCCCAAATTTTAAATGATTTTCTTTTCTGTTTAATATGTTTTAATTTATCAATATATTTTTCAGAAAATTTAATATCCTTACTTTTATTTAAGTTGAATTCATTATATAGCCACTCTTCATATGTTTTTTCAGCTTGTATAGTTTGAGTTCTAACGATATTTTTATCTAATGGTATGTTAAAACCTAGATTAAACTCTAAAGTGTCCTGTAATGCTCTTTTTTTGTCTCTTGTAAAGCAACAAGACCAATATCTATATAAAAAGCACATGATTTCTCTTTGACCTGTTTCAGTTAAAGTGCCATCGTTATTTCTACAAAGCCCATTGCGTAGTTCCTGTAATTTTATTAAATCCATAAGCCTTGCATAGTGAAGGGAATAACAGTTAAATATTTTAACTATTTTTGATTTTCTTCCTTTTCTTTTGAAGGCTGGATTTTTAATATATGGGGTAAGTGCAGGCATATACTCTTCTTGAATTTCTCGAAGATTATATTTATAGCTTTCGTTATAAAGTAAAAGCTCTGCTAGTTTTCCATTCTTTTGATTTAAGGATCCGGAAAGTCTCATAACTCTTGCTGCATCTATGGATTTAGGATCAGCTCCAACATTTTGAAGTTCATCTAATAAAAATTTTTGGACTGCATTCCACAGAGGCAGTGCCATATGCGGAACTGGCTCAATGAGCCAGTAAATTGCAATGCCACGTCCTGTTATTACAATAAAACTTGCCTCTGGTACTTTTTCTTTAAAATAGTCCGTATCTAAAAGATAAATTATCTGCTCTGGAGATAATTCTTTTAGATTTTTTATAGAATAATAATCTATATCCATATAAAGTGCATTTAATTTTCTAATGTTTTCTATCCTTCTAAAAGGTTTATAAAAGCTATTTGGAGATATATATAAATTTATATCATCTATATTTAAAAGCTTTCCTATATTGGATTTAAGATCATCCTTTTTATAATGATGCTGATACCAAAAATACCCTTTTTTTAGGGCTATAGTTATATATCCATCGTCTTCTTTATGTAGAGTGTTTATTTGGTTTACTGCCTGAGTTATAGCATTTTCATTGGCTGTAGTTTGTATATTTTCCGAATTAAGATTTGATATAACATATTTTATATAGTTATCTGTACTTAATTTTTTTGCATACAAAAAAAGCCCCCCTATCTTATGTTAGTAAGGAGCGTATGTAGTAGGATAAACTCCTGGATATACATATTATACCAAAAAATCCAACAGTTTATTTATTTGTATATTAATTGAAGAGATATTCATCATTGAATTCTTTGGTGTTTGTTATAATCTTACATTCATTTGTTTTATCATCACTAAATCCTTTATTATCAGTAGTAGGATTATTAAGTATGCCTGCTAATACTAACAGTCCTAATAAAGCTTTTACAATCATCTCATAGTTATTTGGTAATATAATATTAATATTGTAAACTTTAATACCTTCTAAAAATATAGGGATAAAAGCAAATAAAGAAGACCATAACCCATAATTTTTCAATCTATTTTTAACCATATTCTATTATATCCTCCTTAGTGCATCCCAAGTATTATTGCCTACTATTCCATCTACAGAAAGACCGTTTCTGTTTTGAAAATTCATTATAGCTTTTTTGGTATTAGATCCATACCAGCCATCAATATTGCAATAATATCCTTGTTTATTTAGATATGTCTGAACTAATTTAACATCATCTCCATACTGCATAGGTTGCGTTAATTTTAGTAATCTTTTTAAAGTTGCATTGCTAATTTTGCTTTCATGACATATACCAAATACAACAGCTTCAGCACATTTTTGTCTTATATCTTCTCTTTTGAGTTTTTGTGAATCTCCTAAATTATCTATAAAACCAAATTCATTTAAAATTGTGGGCATCTTAGTATTCCTTATTACATATAGATAATCTCCATTTTGACCTTTTTTACTTTTAATCCCTCTTGATTTAAAAATTTCTGCTAAATTTTCTTCAACTCTTGAAGCATATTCTTTACCCTTACCACCATATATTGAATGCCAGACTTCTGACCCTATACCTCCTCCAGCATTTACATGATTAGAAATAAATAAATCAGCTCCCCAATTATTTGCGCCCAATGCTCTACGACTTAGTGGAATATATATATCACTACTTCGAGATAATTTAACATCATGTCCCAATTCCTTAAATAATTTAGCCTCTTTTAAAGATATATCAAGAACTATATCTTTTTCTAGGAGTCCATTTCCTGTAGCTCCACTATCGCTACCACCATGTCCTGGATCTATAAAAATTTTCATATAATCACCCCTTAAACTTTATACCTGATTGTATAAACCAAATAAAAAAGCCTAACAATGTCGTTATTGTTAGACCTATAAACCATTTTATTGTTGTTATTAAATCACCTATTTGTTTACATAAATTATTAATTTCTGTGTTGTGAACTGCATTTGATTTTTCTAAAAACTCTAATCTATTAGAATGACTATTAAGTCTTGTATCATGTAATTTAAAAGTTTTATCTATTTGCCTATGTTTTTCTCTGCATAGTTCTTCATTCATAAGTTTGGCCTCCGTAAAAAATGAAGTCATATATAAAATGTATTCATACTTTATTTAATTATCTTTAAATTTATTCTAACTCTTTCACCAATACATTGAATTTACCATCATTTAGTTTTCTCAATCTATCTATTGGTTTAAATTTTTGTTTATCTATTTTGGTTTCAATTAATATATGTTGTATATCGTGAAATCCATATTTTTGAAAATCTTCATTTGTTATATTATCAGTATCTATTTTTCTAATAGGTACATATTGCTCTTTTAAAGGTTCGTAAAACTCTGATTTTATAGTATATAATTGATTATTTTGTTAAAGCAGAAATTTAATATCTACTAAAGGCCTATATTCTTTAGGTATAGAATATTTAAAACTGTTAGTCCCAAAATTTAAAACATATTCTTCACTAGGTCTTGAACAAAAAAAGCACGGATACCAGTTAGTATCTTTTTTAAGTAATTTACTTCCTAAATTATAATATTTATTGTTTATAATGAATCCTATTTCTTCATTTTCAAAATCTAGACAAACTCCAATTATGTCATTATTCTCAAATCTTTCTTAAAAGGCACCATAGCTTCCATGAACTAAATATTCTCCTATGTTGTCAATTCCTAAAAAGTTTATAAAATCACCATAACGTACTAATTAACCAAGACTTTGTTCTTCGTCACAAACACCAAATAACATATAATTACTAATATTTCTTAGCATAACTTCATAGTAATATTTACTCTTAGTATAAGTATTTAATAGTCTTATCCCAACGTAGTTTGAACTATTTATATTTGTAATAACATATTTATTAGTTATTTTAAATGTGTTACTTTCATTAAATTTAAATTTCATTTATCTACCTCATATATAACTTTTAAAAATAAAATAATTTATATTTTTTCTAAAATTCTTCCCATTTGCATATTTGAAATTTACTTCCTATTTCTTTTTTTATTAATTCTAACAATTGATATTCTTCGGTATTATATTTAATTTCATTATCATTATTTTCGTAAATATATTCAATTCTATTTGTTATTTCATTAAGATTAATAGGTATAACAGTTTTATAAATATTATTTTTATTTAATTTTATATTAACTGACCTAGTATTCTTTTTTTCAACCAATACATTTAAATCATTAGTACCACATTCCTTATACAATTCTTTCTTTTTTCGATTATTTTTAGATTGTTTTAATTCTTCAAATGAATATTTTAAAGAATAATATTTATTATTTTTTTTAATCAGATATGATGAGATTAATTCATATCCATAAAATTGTAATTGGTATAAAGATATATAGCCCACAGCAGTCATCTTGTACAGTCTAAACATTTTATAATACATAGGAGTTTTAAGATAAACTTCTTTGTAATTACAATCCCATTTTTGATTAAGTCCTTTTATTTCTTCAATGTCAATCCAATTTTTATTATCATTACTTCATTGTAAAATCCATCCAGTAGGACAATTTACGCAACCACTTCCTGATGCATAAAACCAGGGATAAATTCTATAACTACATAAACATACTATATTTTTAAAATTATATCCAATATAATTGTTATTACTATCATAAGAAATAGACTTACCTTTTAAATTTCCATCAAAAGCATTAAAAGTCTCACCCCATATAGTATCTACTTTATAACTCAATATCTGTTGGCTATTTTCTTTTAAAATAGGAATTAAACTTTTAATCATTATGTTTCTCCTTAATAATTTATCTTAATATCTCCACTAAATTTAACTGAAATAGCAAGTATAGTATTACTTTCATAAATAACATCATATTCACTTTCTTTAGCCTGTATCCATGTACCTTGTCCATCATACTTTAAATTTAAAGCATCTAATTCTTCCTTATCTTGTATATTATCCATGCTAAATAAATAAGCAAATCTTACTTTATCTTTTGTAATTAATTCATTCCAAAATAAAGGATTGATTTTGTTAAAGAATTCTATAGTCATGTCCTTTTCTTTTATATCATCTATATTTAAATTAATATGGTGCCATTTTTCAGCAGAAAAGGTTCTCCATGATTTACCACTATCATCTGAAACTACAATTCTAATATTTTTCCCTATTGCTTTTAAATCAAATCCATTTATATATTTAACATTTGATAAATTTATATCACTAATAGGTGTTAAAATTCTATCATGAGGTATCGCAGTTATACCAAGTTTTTTCATAACTCCTTCTTCAATATCATCATGAAATTTTTCTATTGATTTAAATAAATCTAAATTTATATCAACGGTTGATTCAATAGCTGTATCTGTTTCTTCAATTATAATCCATTTGTTTTCAAATTCAGTTTTTAAATGTGATTTTCCATCAAAAACAATCATTTCATCTTTTTTAAATTGAATCTCTTCGTCTTTAGTAAACTCATTCTCAATTTGAATAAGATACTTATTATCATTTTTATACTTTAAAACATTTACACTAGGAACACGAAAATCTACGGTATTAATAGGAATTTTAATACTATGAGGTTTAGCAGCACTTCCTATAAGACCTGCTTTGCTGACCTGTTGGATGCTTATTCCTCCTGCTCCTTCGACACCTTCTAAATACATGGATACAAATTTACCAGTGGCCTCTGAATAAGCTAAAACTTGCTTATCCTTTTTTCTTGTTACATCCACATCTTCTAGTTCTTCAAATTTAGTAAGTCTTTTATCTATTATCTCTTTATATATCTTCTCACTTGTCCATCCTGTTTTATTAGATATAACACCATCATTAAGTATCACATTTTTATCTAAAGTAACATTAAAAAATTCACTCATATTGTCATCACCATTATCACCCTAGCTATATATTATGTACATATATTAAAGCTTTAAATTTTTATTATAATATTTATTTAAAACTCTTTCTCGTGGTATCCTTTTAAACAATACTACATGAAAATCTTTAGTATTTATTCCAGTTCTTATTCTTGTTATAGTTCCCTTTTTAGGAATTAAATAACTAGTAATAGAACCTTTTCTGATTCTTTCAATAGTGCCATTTAATGGAGTTAAAGACTTAATAATATCTCCTTTACTGGAGGTAGTATTTCTTTTAGATGATAAAATTAAAGTAGTGGGTTGTATGCGTCCATTATATATTGACATTAATATATCTCCTTACATTTTTATTGCAATGCAAGTAACATCTTTTAATGAGTTATAGTAACCTACATGACCGTCTCCATAATTTGACCAAGAATAACTACTGTTGGAATTATTGATTAAATATTGATTAAGATTAAATACCTTGTAATCATCCTTACCTATTTTTACAATATCACCATTAACTATATTTGTATTAGGCAAACCATATATTCCATCAAAAATGCCTAGAGGCCCAGTATTAGGAAGATTATTTTCTAGCCCATCCCCTATAAAATAAATTGGATTAAGTAGATATAGTCCCATAGGGGTTGGATTTGAAGTATTAAGTTGACATGAAGTGTATGCAAATTTATTATTTTGACCTTTATTTCCTGGTTCACCAGGAGCCTTATGCCAATATACTTTTCCGCTGGAACAATCTCCCAAATTAGATGAAGCAACAAATTGATTAGTGTATTCTTCACCTTCCAAATTAGTACTTAAATCAGGATATCCAATATACATAAAATTTGGATATGTCACAGCTGTAATAGTATGCAGTTCAATAATAATTAATATTCTGTGGTCAAGTATATCTATATAGTAGTTATATAAAGTATCTGGAGTATGTTTTTTATTATCCTTAGGAGTGAAAAATATGCGTTGTATTTCTCCCATTTTTGTAAATAACCCATTTTTACCTTCCTCATTATTAGGTGTATAATTATCACTTAACCATATATAAAAATGGTTTCCACATGATTCAGTAGTACTTAAATCATGGCTTTTTAATCTCATAAATATGCTTTGTTTTTTATATCCTATTGGAGGACTTTTAAAAACCCATCCATCGTTACCATCATTTTTATAATCATTTGTTTTATTACTTGAAATTTCAGTCCAATTTGATCCTGGAGATAAAATGGCTTTGTATATTGACGTCATTAAATCCTTTTTTGCACAAGTTCCTTTAACTAACATTTCATATAATCCTCCTTTTATAAATTATTAAAAGTGTATTTTACTTATTTGAATTAATCTCCAGACCTAAAATTTTAAATTTTAAGGTTACTGAAGAATTTTTATTTTGATTTATTATCTGTGTATGAAGCTTATTTTCTTTAGCTTCTTTTTTATCTTTATCTTTATATGGAATAAAGACACTATCAGTATAATGAGAAACTACATCTGTATCATATAATAAAAATCCATTTGTGGATTTATCAAAAATTTTAAATTGAAAAGTACTACCATCCTCTATATCTAAATAAAGAGTAGTTATTATGAAAGAGTTTTCCCCTAAATCATAATCTTTGTTTATAGTACCTCCAGCAGCTATAGATACAACATCATTTATTTCCATATACTTCAACCCTGAATCACCACCTATTTGTGAACTATTTGTATAATTCAAGATTTGTTCCATTATCTGTTCACTGCTCCAAGTTGTGCTTCTTGAAATTTTATTATCATCAATTACCACATCTTTATCTAAAGTAACATAAAAAAATTCGCTCATATTGCCACCTCTATTCATTGATGACTAATTGGAAATCTCTAGTTGCAAAATTATGATTTTTTGTACTTTTAATTATTTTTATAAATATATCTTTGCCTTCATTTTCCTTTATATTATCTATAACTAAAAATTTCCTGTAATTTTCCCCATCAAAACTCATTTGTATTAAATCGTCACTAGATGTTTTTATTCCTATTTTAATATTGTTGTAAGGCTTATCCCCTATATTTTTAATTGTTATCAATTCCTCTAAATCTTGTAATAATGCAGGGTTAACATTAGTAATTACATTGCCTTTATATATAATTTCAAAATTATAAGGACTAACTGCCCAAATATCTCCATAGGATAGCTTCATAGAATCTGTGCTATATATTACATTTCCTTTTAAATCTTTAAATGTAAAATATCCTTCTATGATAATATCTATAAAAACCTTACATTCTAAAGCTTTATCAAAGGTTCTAGTTTTTAATAAATTATTATTTATATCATATAATTCACATATAGTACCTTCTGGAAAGTTTTTAATAGTTATATAGGGGCCTCCATATATTCGATAATTATTTAATATAAAATCCTCATTACTATGTTTAGCAAACCCTTGTTTTGTAACAGATTCTTCAAATTCCATACCGCCTATATTTTTATAATTAACACCATCTAAGCTTACATACGCTTGGATATAATTATTTCTTTTTAATATTTTCCAAAAATTATTTTGAGTATTGCTTTTAACATCTTTAATCCCAAATGTAGAATTATTATTTCCCAAATAAATCATAGAATAATCAAATTCATTTAAGGTATTAAAATTTTCTTTACTAAGCTCTATAACAAATTCATCATAATTAAAGTTTCTTTCTATCTTATTATTAGAAATTAGTCTTATCTTTTCTGTATTAATATCTCGTGTAACATTACTTGCTCCTGCAAAATCGGAAAAAGAAGAAGCTAAGAAAAAATTCTCAGCTTCTAATAATCCATCTTTAATCTTTATGAGTTTCATAATTCTATCCTCTATACAGATGGTGATATTACTGTATCGATTGGAACAAATTCAACTACCATAACATCATTTATAGTTTGACCTTTATTTATAAATTCCCTAGCTTTTTCTTTTGCTTCATCAAAAGAATTTGTTATCAAAGCTATATAATCTTCATTAATAACACCCCACATCTTTTGTCTAGGACTATTAAAGATCCCTTGATTTGGATTTGTAACTGCTTTATAATACATTGACATATATATTACCTCCTAAAAATATTTATTGTTTTTATAGTTTTCTGTTTTTATTTCATAATGTCTTTTACCTTTTAGCTTGTCTATTTTTTTTATTAAATCATTATTTGTTGCTACTCTATTAAATTGTCTTTCAATATCCATAGCTTTTAAGTTTCTCCAAAGAGGAACTTTATTAAAATGATGATATTTCATATATTCTATGAGATTATCGAATAACATATTTGAGTATTTAATGCCTCTAAACTTATCTAAATTATCATTTTTATCCGCCATAAACCATAATTTTTCTGCTTCCCATCTAATCCATTTATAACATCTTAAATAATGTTCTCTGCTATTTTTAATATTCATATCTTTTATAGTAGACTCTAAATTTAACCAATTAAGTATTGACTCCATTGTAAACTCTATAGCTTCTTTACCACTACATCTAGTAAATTGACTTTCACTATGTTTTATTATCATTCCTACTATATTTAGCATTTCAATCATTATTTCTATAGATAAATTAATTTCTTCAAATCCATAGTCTAGATCTATACCTTGTAGATCTTCTAAATAAGGCATAAAAGAAATAGGATGCCTGTCCAAAGCCGTTAAACAACCATATTCTCTATCTTGTCTATTTACTTCTATAGGAGATTTACTATAATTATAATCAAATGGTAGTATTTTTTTATCATATGGACCACTAGATTCTAATATCCACCATCTCTTTATAATTTCTAACATGCTAATATCATATATATTTTTTAATATAGTAATACTAGCTTCCCTTAAATCATATTGTTCACAATTTGCTATTGATGTAGTTGATTTAGTTAAGTCATATTCTATATCACTATAAACATTATTTAAAATTTTATTTAAATAATACTTTTTATGTTTATACATTAGAGCACAGGACTTGGCTAAATCATATATATTGTATTTAAAGATATTTCTTATATATTTGTGTAATTCATATGAACTACATTTAAAAATACTACCTATAGTTCTATTTAAACAATTATATTTATTATTTATATATATTTCATTATTAAATCTATTTAAGCTACAATATTGTAATTCACTCCAAATAGTTTTATTTATCCTAGCTAATCTACATTTAAAATCTTTTAAAATTTTAATTTCATTAACTCTATTTAAAGAATGATCTTTTATATGAGTAAATATTACTTTCATATACTTACTTAACTCATAATTTCTTGAATATCTAAATATATTTTTATCCTGTTTAATTAACTGCAATGAACTTTCTTTAAGTACTCCACTGTTATTAGCTCTATTTAAATATCTATCTTGTATAGGAACAAGTATTTCTTTGCTATACTTACTTAATTGGTAATTATTTAAATATTTAAATATGTTTTTATCCTGTTTAGTTAACTGCAATGGACTTTCTTTAAATATTCCACTGTTATTAGCTCTATTTAAATATTTATCTTGTATAGAAACAAGTATTTCTTTGCTATACTTACTTAATTGGTAATTATTTAAATATTTAAATGTGTTTTTATCCTGTTTAGCTAACTGCAATGGACTTTCTTTAAATATTCCATTATTAACTCTATTTAGATATTTATCTAACCCGCACTTACTTATTACTTTCATATTTTTCTTTAAAGCATATTTATTTTCTTTAAAAATATTAGCTTTAATAAATTTATTTAATTCATGATTCTGCATACTTTTAGCTATTACTCTGTTATATTCACTTAAGCTATATTCATTATTTTTAAATATATTTATAGTTTTATTTAATCCATAATATTTTATATACTTAAACATTCTTTTATGATTTTTGCTTAAATTATATAATCTCTTTTTAAAAATGCGTCTATTAATGCTACTTAAGAGAATATCATTTATATACTTATTCATTAAACTAGTTATTTTATTTATTTCATAAAAACTATTTTTGCACATATTGTTTATGCTTTTATTTATAAAGTAATATCGTGCATGATTACAAATTAATGTATTGAATTTACTTAATTCAGATCTTGTATCTTTAAAAATGCTCTTATTACCACTAGCAAAACAATATAGCTGTCCTTTTGATATTAATCTGCAACACTTATCTAATTCATATTGCTCAGTTTTAAATATACCTATAGATTTCTTATTTAAGATGTACATTTTTCTATATATATATATTTTGTGTGAAATACTACATGTTAATTTTTTAGTATTGTGAACTAATATATCTTTTGTTTTACATTTTAATAGTTTTAATCCATAATATTTGCTTATTTTATGAACACCATTTTTATCTAATCTTATGGAGTTCTCTTTGCTAATTAATTTATTTTTATCTTTGTATACATTACTAGTACCATCTTTATACATAACAATATTGTGTGATATATTGGTTATATTTTTTACACTCCATTTTGTTGTATACTTTTCAACATCTTTAAATGCAAATTTAATGTTATGTCTGTGTAGTCTAACAACATTGTTTTGTAAATATATATTTCTAGTAATAAACTTAATCATGAATCTACTTAAATTTATTTTCAATATATTGTTATTATTTATTACCTTTACATATCTATTTTCTATGATTTTATAAATGCTATGTTTAGCTACTTTATGCATCGATTCTATGTGTGATATATTAACTATAGGATTTATGTGTACTTCCCTTTGTATATAGTTCTCTTTAAATTTAATAATTAATTTAACATTGCATTTTTGAACTAGTATATTACTATTTTTTACATGAATATCTATATTGGTAATATAATTTAAAGCTTTATTTTTATTGTATATACCCAATGGTTTTTTAGTTACCCTATACATCCATATTAGATTTGAGCTAATGCTATAGTCTAATAATTGCCTTGGAATGCAGTATCTCTTTAAATTATTTACAATTCTATTTTTTAATATATATTTCATAGAAATTTTTTCAAAACGCTTTATATAAGTTCTTAGACAAATCTCTATATTTCTAGTAATAACATTGATCAGTAGTTTATTTGAATTTACTTTTGCACTATAGTTAATATTTATTATGTTTATATGCCTATTTTCTATTATTTTATATATACTACGATTGGCGATTTTATGCAGCATTTTATGCTGTAATGCATTGATTCTAGATTTTGGGTATCTTTTTCTTTGTATATATTTTTCTTTTGACTTAATAAGTAACTTAACATTGCATCTTTCAATTGCTATAGTATTATTTTTTATATGAATAGCTCTAGGGATTATATAATTTAAATATTTATTTAAATCATATATACCCAGTCCTTTATACTTATACCTTTGAACTAAAAATACTGAAACATTATTGTTCATATGGTAATTACTTATTTTATTCATATATAAATTTAAAGTTGCATTGATATAACTTTCATTTAGTCTGTGTACCCATATTAAATTTTTATTTATAAAAACATAATTAGATTTTTTCTTAATCTTTAATTGCTTATAAACCTTAAAATTAATTGATGGTTTTCTATTAATTTGTAAGTTTTTATTATGACTTATAGTCGAATTCTTTATATCATACCGATTAAGAATTTTATTTTTACTAATAAACATGTTATCTATAGTTGATTTAACTAAATGATTGACTTTGTGTAACTCTAGTTGACTTTCTTTTAATGATAATAAACTTTTTTTATAATTCTCATTAATATTTCTGCAAATTTGTTTTACTTGTTTAGCTATATTTTTATAAACAGATATATTATTAAAATTCATTTCAACTTCTTTGTTCTTTACAACTTTTTTAGTTAATGAACTCAAAGTATTATTATCATATTTTTTTAATCTGCCTCTATGTTTTTTGTAAAACATTTTGGAACTACTTTTTAAAATATCTTCAGTAGTATCATACTTAAAAGTAGCACCAGAATAAAATTCCCCTACATAACTAAAACTACATAGGGGTATTGTATGTAGGGGCATCTATCTCACCTCTATTCAGTTGCTTTATAACATCTAATAGCAAGTACGTAAAGATTATTAGAACTATTATTTAAGAATGAATATGGAGCTGTAATCTTAAATTTCTTATAATTTTCTTCTTCATCTGTGTCTCTCTTATACACTAACTTATCCATATCATATATAGCTGACCCATCACCTACAAGTACATTACGCATTTTTCCTCTTTCCATATCTATTGGATGTACTAGAGTAATATCACTAAATTGATGTTTCTTATGATTCCATCTACTACCTTCTGTATTACACTTATCCATAAATGAATGTGTTGTGTAAAATCCAGGATAATGTGGTTGCATAGGCATACCTATTTTATTACCTACCATACAAACATCTGTTACTCCCGTTGCTGTTCTGTCTCCAAATTTTTTAGTAAAAAATGGTTGGATATCTGAAGATGTGGTTACTCCAAAGTTATATTCATCATCAGTACAAGCAGAATCTTCTATTGGTTTTAACGTTCCTATATAAGCGTAACTTGTTAAATAATTTCTATATGGATAATTATCTGCAGATGGATCTCCTCTTAATATAAGGTTTACTGAATCTGTAGTTACGTTTAACCAATATTGTACTGGAAGCCATTCTCCTATATCTCCTGTTAAATCTTTATACCATGCAAGTCTAGACGGAACACTACAACTTTCCTCTACTAAATCAACTACTTCTATTTCTACTTGCTTTTTATTATGTTCTTCTATTCTCTTAGTTTTATGAGCTTCTTTTCCAATAGTTATATACATATGATTTCTATTATCCATTTGCCCTTTTAATAATGCTAATTTTTGTTTTTCAACTTGCGTAAGCTCTGTTCTATTTCTATAATATGCCAAATTACTTTGTTCACTGCTAGTAAGTTCTAAGCTATTATATTGTTTATACATTATTAAAGTTAAACTATCATTTAGGTCTCTTTTCTTTTTCAATTCATTCCATTCTTTTAGTTCAGTTGCATTTAGATTGTGTAAATTTTTGTAAGTATCTAATTCATTTTGCTCAGATGAATTTAAACTTTGACCATTGTAGTATTTTCTAAGTAAAAATATCTCTCTATTCTCATTTAATTTCTTTTTAAATATTACTTCTCGCAATTGGTTTTGTTGCTCCATTGTTAAAGTATCTGGACTCTTTTTTATTAAATCTTTTTGAGAAGAAGTAATTGGCATGCTTTCTACATACCTATTTACTAAATTTATCTCTTCTTGTGTAAATGGTTTGTTGTTAATTTCCTTATCAAGTAATTTTTGCTCATCAGATGTAGGTGTTAGTGCAGCTGTTCTTTCAAATCTTACATAAAATTCTTTACCATAAGATGTTTTAGTTTTCATTAAACTAAAATCTTTAATTTTATCAGGGGCATCTGGATAAACTAAATCCCAATTATGAGCTCCTCCATTTTGAGTTATTTCTTTAGTTAAATTTTTTATTATATCCTTAACAGATGTACTACCCTCTACATAATAAAAATCTTCTTTTGACATATTATCTCCTCCTATAAATCTTTATTTTCTATATTTTCTATATTTTTTATTGAATAATTACTTAAGTTAATTTCGCATATACCATTTAATATATTGGGATCATTATCAATTGTAAGCTTAAATGTTTTAAGTATTTTGCTTTCAATTGCATTTTTGCGGTATATTTTTATTTCAACAGGCTCCTTAAGCTTATGGCCCCTAAAATTATTTACATATACTTTCAAAATTTCATTTTTACACCCTTTTACACTTAAAACCTCTGGATTTAAGTTATCTAAATGATCAGTATAATCCCAATTTAAATAAATGTTTTCATATTCTTTTCTACCAAAATAAACATGCTTGTTTCCTATTATTCCATGTAAATCAATATCTGCTGGTCCCTCTTCCCACTGCATTCTTACAGCAATATCCCAATCATTCGGAATATCCTTAATGTCGGGGTTTTTAGGTGGTCTAATTATTGTACTATCAGTACCTTCTAAGTACTCTATATCAAGCATTAGTTGTCTACTATTGCCACTATTATTGTGTAAAATAAAAGAAATAGGTGAATTAGCATTTACTTTATAATAAGTATTAAAGTACTTATGCTCTCCTATTTCTTTAATAGTTGCATTATTTATTATTTTAATTTTATTTATCATTAAATCCCATGTATCCTCTAATTTCCATCCAGTTTGATTTAATCGTATACCTGTAATAAATATATCCTTTTTAAATTTAAAATCTGATTTAGTTTCTTTTTTTATTGGGGGAATATCTAATATTTTACCCATTACCTTCTGATTACCTTCATAGTTGCAATTTACAAATGTTTGTATTTTTTTCTGTAATCCTATATATTCCTCCCTAGGAAGTATACATTTTATGTTTTCTAATAGTAATTGTATATTATTTATATTTAGTTCTGAATACTTAGAGGTTGTTTCATTCTCTATACTCTGAAGTAATTTTTCTTTTAATGGGGTTGTAAGTTCATCAAAATTTATTATATATCGTGGTAAAGTCATTTTAATCCTCCAATATATTGAAATCTACCCATAACATTTTATATGAAGCACTGTTATTGTTAAAAATAAATTTAATCTCTTGTCCTGAATTTATAGGATAAAATACATTGAAATTTTTATGCTCCCCATATTCTTTAGTTGTAACTTCATCAAAAATTTTTTCCTGTCCCACAATCAAGTTCCATGAATCTTCATAATTCCAAGCACTTAGGGAATAAGTTATTCCTGATATTTTACCATTTCTAGGAGCTTGGAATTTTATAATATGTTCTCCAAGCAATGATGGTATTTTCAACATTTTTCCATATATTTTTTGAGTACCACTTACGCCAAAACTACCACTTAAATTATCTAGTTTAACTCCTAAAGCATTTAATGCATTTATTAAGTCAGTATAATCAATATTTTGTACTTTATTATTTATTTCAGTTAAAAGTCCTTCTATAGTATCTGTGTTTACTAATATATTTCCTATATCAACTTTAACCCCATGCATAAGATATTTCCCTAGTGCATCTACTAGTTCATCAAAATTTATAACATAGGAAGGTAAACTCACCACAATCACCTCCTACACATAATTTATATTATCTACCATATTATCACTTTTAAATATTTCTACTGTTTTACTAGAACCATCCGGAAATATTGTTTTTATTTTATATACATACCCCTCTGAATTTCTTATTAATTCTTTTGACCATTCTGAACTTGTATCTTCTGCATATATCACTTTTACTACTTTTTTAGTATTATCTCTTACTAATTTTACTGGATATTCTGGAAGATTTAGATTAGGATTATCAGCATCTAAAATTACACTTATTTTTGTACCTATCTTTTTTTCATAACGTTTTACTATATATTCTACAGGATCTCTAAAGTTCATACGCTTCATACTAACACCCACTTATTACTTAACTTTTGGTAATATAGTTCCCAGATACCTCTTTTGGATTTATCCAACTATTACTAACTAATAGTTCAATTTCTAATGTATCTTGCCAATTACCATCTTGTATATTAGAACTTATGCCATTCACCATTCCCCAACCTTTAACACCCTCAGATTTATTAAATACAATTCGAGCTATATCTCCAATTTTTCTGTTTAAGTTTCCATTTACTGTTGTAAAACTAAATTTTTTACTATGACGTATTTTGTCTCTGAAATACTTTAATGCTACGTTTCTCTTTTTTTCTAAAGTATTGGCCATTTCTTCATCAATAACATCTAAAAATATTTCTCCATTACAATGTTTTACAAGATAAGGACACTCAAAGGCTTGTACATCTATATCACTTGCTTTTACTATTACTTTATTTCTAATATCATTATCGCTTCTATCATATTGACCACTGCTTATAAAATCTTTACTTTCAAGCTTATATTTTATGCTTGGAGCTCCATTATATGGTGGATAAGCTTTTACGATATCTACACTTCCATCATTATTACAAGAAAATCTAGCATACATTGTATTAAAAAATTTATCTAAAATATCAATATACACATTGCTATATTCTATTTTTATTGATTTAACATAATAATCACTGATGTCATCAGCAAAATTCACCTCATATATTCCAGCATGGTTAAATATACTTTTTATGATTTGTTTTGCGGTAGTGTTTTTATAAGTTAAGTATGGTGTACAATCTATTGTTTTAAATATTTTATATATCATATCATCAGCACTAAAACAATACGTATTATTATTCTCATCAAACTTATATTCTTTAATAACACCAGTAAATGCTATTTCATCATTGATATAAAGTTTTATCATGTTATGATTGTCTGTATATCCTAAACCAGAAGTATTTATAATATCATGTATTTTTTTATCTCTTGCTGTATTATCTAATAATACATTACAAGTTCCTACTTCAAATATCCTTTTATCTATATTTATACTTATTATTTCATCATTTTTAAAAGTTTTAGGAATTGAATCATATCCACCTGCAACTGTTTTTGTATATATTTCTAATCTAACTTCCAATTGTATCACCTTCTTTATATCCAGAAATATCATGTCCACACAAGAGTTCAAGTTGTACATAATAGATATCTCCTTCAATAGGCATGTCTATATTATATTCATTTACAAGTTTACCTTTATAAATTGTATTTAACTCGTCTACAAAATAGATATCTCCTTCAATAGGCATGTCTATATTATATTCATTTACAAGTTTACCTTTATAAATTGTATTTAACTCGTCTACAAAATAAAAATATTCACTATATCTAATTCTAAATTCTTTGAAATTATCTATATCTTGCTGTGTATTAATATCAAAAGCTATACTGAAATTAATCTTAGTATCAGATTTTAATTCATCTTGAAAATGTGTAAATCCAAGTAATGGTTTATTTCCTACTGTATTTAAAATAGGTACAGGAGGTTTATAATTAGTTACTATACATTGTACCTGGACACTTTTTTCACCATTTTCATCAGAATAATATAATTTAGGTTCTCTATAATCCAATAGTTCTACCTCCTAATAACTTCTTATAGCATCTTTCATAAATAAATTTGTCATAGTATTCTTCATAGCTGACATTGTCATAGATTCTAATTGTGATGATAGTTCTTTAATTCCCTTTTCTTTTATATCAGGAAGATTAATATACATTTTTATATTTGGATTAAATGTTACTTGATTAGTATTATTCACACTGCTCATTCCCCTAGAATTAGAACCAATTTCACCATTTAATTCTATATTGGATAAATTAGGCTTTACATTACCTATGGATTTTATCTTTTTGGAAATTCCTTTTACTTTGTTTCCTATAACAGTATCTTGCGAATCTAGTCCATCAACAAGTCCCTCTACTATATTTTGACCAAATCCTATAAATACTCTACTCGGTGAATTAATACCAAGTATTTTTTTAAAACCGCCAGCTACTTTATGTGCTATACCAGCTACACTTTCCATTACTTTACCTGCCATAGATGAAATACCCTTTACTAACCCATTAATAATATCTTTACCTATATTAAATAAATGTTTTGGTAAATCTATAAATGCTTTTCTAAGGAACTTAACTGTTCCCCCTACCGCCTTCTGAACTATATCCTTAATTCCACCCCATACTATATTTGCATATTTCTTTATTGTATCCCAATGCTTCACAACTTCATATATAATTAATCCTAACCCTGCTATTATACCTATTGCTATTAACACGGGTCCACTCATTAAGGCTGGTAACAACTTAAATATGTTTACAGCTCCCTTTAAAAGTTGAAATACTTTAACTACTTTGCTTACAGTATCCATAAGTTTTCCCAGTGTAATTAATGCCGGACCAATAACCATTACTACTAATGCTATATTAGAAACAAAAGATTTTATTGAAGCTGGAAGTTTATTAAATCTATCAACTAATCTAGTTAAAAAATTTATGAATTTCACAACTAAAGGCAAAGCCTTTAATAAAGTAGGAAGAATAGCATTATATATAGAAATCTTTAATTTAGTTAAAGAAGTATCTAATTTTCTAAGTTCTCCTTTAATTTTATTTACTGCAGCAGTTCCTTTACCTGTCGGAGCATTTTTGCCTTTGGATTTTACCATATTTTTTTCATTTTTTAATCCTGCATCTATAACTGATTTAAAACCCTTATATAAAGGGGATGATACTCCGCTAGTCAAAGCTGAACCGGCTCCTTGTAAACCACTTCTGAGTTTTTGTGTTCTTTGACCAATACTCATTTTATTTCCGTCGTCATCAGTACCTCTAAATGCTGATTTAAAATCTTTTGATGGATTTTTAAGACCATCCTTCAACGTTCTAAAATGCTTTCTAACTTTTCTAGGGGACAAAGCTTTAGCTGAATCTATATATTTTTGTATATCTACATCATCATCTTTACTTTCTGGTTTTCCATCTGATTCACTTTGTTGATTATTTGCTGATGTATTTTTACCTATTATCTTGTTTTGATATTCATTTAATAAAATATCTTTCTTTATGGATACATATTGTTTTTTATTAAATGTTACATTTATTTTCTTTCCATCTAATGATTTAAATGCATCTACTAATGATAATACTTGAGCCCTTGTATTTGACGCTTTAACACTAATATTATCCATTAAATAAGAAACTTCTTTTAGTAGATTCATTAACGCATTTGCAGAGGATCCATAATTATTAAAACTTTTTCCTAGTAATTGTACTTTATCACTACAATTTAAACTTGCATTAGAAAATTCATTTATAAATTTAATAGATCCCTTAGTTTTTAATTTAAACTGATCAACATAATTACCTACTAGATTAACTGTATTACCTAGTCTCTTATATGAACTATCAGTAGAATTTATTATTTTTGTTGCAGCTTCCAGTTCCTCTTTAGATTTTTCAGTAACTTTTATTAAATCTTTTAATTCTTTTGAGGAACTTTCAGTATTAATATTTTGTACAGATCCTTTAAAATTTTCTATACTATCAGTACAAGAATAACTAAGTTCCTTTATTGTAGACATATTTTGTTCGTAGTTTTCAGTAAATTTATCAATAGTTTCTGACGCAGATTCTACTGGCCCTACGATCCCTTCATTAATGGCATCACCTATTGAAGTAACCTCTTCAGACACATCATCTACATTTTCTTTTTCTAAATTATCATCTAAATCATCAATTGAATCATTTAACTTATTAATTTCTTCATTATCCATTTGTTATCACCCCCATTTCTACAGAAATTGAGGCAAACAAAATTATATTTAATGCCCCTTCATCCATTTAATTACATCTTTATTATTGTTTTGTTTTATTCTTCCTTTTTCATCTCTCCATCTAGGTATAGGTGAATCTTCACTTTCTAATTGTGCAGTTATATATGTCACTGCTTCATCAAAACAAAAAGATTCATAACTATCCTTTAATTCTATAATCTGAGATGGCCTTATTTTATATTTATTACTTATGGCTATTATACTCAGTATCCTCTCCCCCTGAATGAAAGGTAGACAATCCTTTTAACCCCTGTTGACTATAATTAAATAATGTTATTAGTTGTTCATCTGTTAACTCTAAATTTACCTGTTTTAAATCTTTTATGGAAGGCTCTACTAAAGTACTTTCAGCCATAATAGACATTACTTTAGACATTTGCTGCATATCAACACCCTTTGAAGATTCCTTTCCATAAAACAGCTCCTCCGCTGCACTTAGTAAAGTATTTGGTATTACTCCCTTTTGTACTAAATTTAAAAGAGATACCCTTTTTACTTTTGCTACAAAAGGTACCTCTTCTTTAAATGGTGGAAGTTCTATTATATCTGGCAAAGCCATTCTTTTTAATTCTTCCATACTTGTTACTTTAAAATTTTCCATAAATTATTCCTCCTACAGATTTGAATTCATTTTTTATAACATAATATTATTTTACTCTTTCTCAAAATTCCTAAGTTAAGCTACTATTAGTTATTTCTAAATATAAATCTATATTTTAGTTTTCTTTAAGACCATCTTGTGCTTTAGGATTTAATGGTTTATCTGGATTACTTTCGTCTAAAGATTTAATAAACTCTATATCTACGGGTGTTTCCCCTCTATGTGGCCTACTTTTAGAAACAAATTCAGGCACATAGAATTTTCCATCTTTAACTTTATAGGTTACAGCCTTACCTCTATTATGTCTAAATGTAAATTTAGCATATCCTACTGTTTGGTCATAATCTTTTTCTTCTGTATATAAGACCAATGTATAAGGAGTATTACTAACAGTTTCTCCTACTATTGGAGCAGTATATTTTGTTCCATCAAATTTTCCACCCTCAATAAGCGCTAATACACTAGGGTTAAAAGTATTATCTTTAAGTTTTATTTCATATCCAATTACAATATCTTCAGTTCTATTTATCGCTTGTACTCTATTTTTGATTCTTAATATATCTTCTTTACCTTTACTTAAATCTGGTTTAATTTCAGCCTCACTTGCCGTATCAAACTCAAATTTTTCTCCAGTTTTTTCATTTTTTATAACAGCTTTAAAAATGTTAACTAAAACTTTTCCTTCATCACTCATAATATTACCTCTCTTTATATAAAAATAAAGACTATTTAAGCCTTTTAGGTCGTTTGTATTATATTATTATTATATATATACTTCTACAATACTATTATTAAACTATATAACTTTCAATATTTCCACCCGCCCTTCTACTTTACATTCAAATCTAAAAATATTATATTCTTTAATATCGCTTACAACTTAATTATACCATATATAATGTCAATATTTCTGCCATCTTTATGACAATCTAAGCTATAACTTTTATACCAAACAATTGAATGGCTAGTTTTCGTATTGCCTTAGATCGTATTCTATACAGCTGACGCTCTGAACAGTTAAATTCCATTGCTATACGTATTTTACTCCACTGTTCTATATACCAAAGTCTTAATATTTTACCATATTCTTTCGTAAGCTCATTTTCTTTAAAATTTTTAAAAATATTATCTATTTCTTTAATTTTATTTTCTGTTTCTTTTATGTAATTTCTTGTTTGATCTAATTTAAAGATTATATTTATAATTCTATCATCCGGATCTATCATATTAGATTTTGGCATCCCATCTAAAGATACTGACTTAATCTCCTCTAAGTTTTCCTTTAATAAAAGCTCCTTATTTTTTAGATTTTTAAGAGCTATTTTTAAATCATTATAACTAGTCAAATATTCTATTGCTTCATTTATATAATTCATAAAGTTATCTCCCTATTATTAAAATCTATTTACCTTCTTTAAATTCGAATATATCTTTTAATGGAACTTCAAACGCTAATGCTATTGCTTTTTGACTACTTTTTCTAGGATACACTTTCCCACTTTCCCATAGCCAGTAACATTTTGAAGTTGTACAACAATTTTTAGCTGCTTCCACTTGACTCCAGCTTCTTAAAATTCTTAAAACTTTCATCTTTTTGTGCCAAGGTAATAATTGAATTATTTTTGTAAGCTCCACTTTTTCAAAACCTCTTTCCTATGTTTATAGTATTTTAACACTTATATTGCAGACCTTATTTTACGTCATTTTACCAAGGATTTCAAGGAATAATGACGATTATTTACGCCATTATTCCTTTAGAAACAAAATTAACCATGTTTTATTGATAAATACCTCACATATTCTTTACCTAATTGACCTATTGACGCTATTGACGTATAATTACAGTAGAAAAGAGGGATTTATATGGCTTTAAGTAAAATGGAAATGGGGATGTTAATAAAAAAAGCACGAACACTTAAGTCTGAAAAATATGGGAAAAATTACACTCAAAATGAACTTGCAAAAGATATCGGAATATCTAGAAGTTACTTAGGAGATATAGAAAGAGGAAGAATTTATCCAAATTATATTTTATTAAATAAAATAGCTGAAGCTTGTGAAGTTACGTTTAATTTTTTCGATGAGAAAAACCTAAATCCTCAAAATGCTTTTGAATCATTAGAAAAAGATAATGAAACTACTAAAAGTTTTTCTGGTAGACTTATTGATATGTTACTTGAACAAGAATTTTTTGATGATCCTGAAAAAATACCAGAGGATACTCTTAATATAATAATAAAAGCTTTAAAAAAAGATATAGAAAGAGCTATTAAAAACAAAAATAAGAATAAATGAGATAATATTTAACTTATATCTTCATTTATTTTTATAATAATTTTTAAAATATTTTCTATATCTAAATCTGCTTCTTTAATTTCCGTACTTATTTTAATTTCATCCTCAATTATTTTTTCAAGCTCTTTTAAAGTCAT